CAATAATATCATACCCAGGTACCTCTTGCCATCATGATCTTTGGCCTGTTGCATTGAATTATTATCTAGATGCTAGTGATGATGATATAACTTACATTTATAAAAAAGTAAATGAAGACGGTATTAGATTACCTGAGCTGACATTCTATGATGAGTCAGATTTGGTTCAGGTAGATAGCTTTGTAGCAAAAGCAAAAGAATTAGTTGTTCTCAGTACGCGCGAGATACATAAAGTTGTAATTAGAGAACCTTCGAGGTCGAGACATATACTCAGAATGTACTGGCTTGCACATCGAGGTATCACCATTGATAATATTGATACAGTTTTTGCATAGAATTTTGCCTGGATAGCTCAGGGGTAGAGCGCCCTCCTTACAAGTGGGATGTCCGCGGTTCGAAACCGTGTCCAGGTACCAGTTGACTGATATGATTGTTCACTATATAATCATGTTGTGGGTATGATGTAATCGGTAAACGTACCAGACTTAAAATCTGGGTTCTGTGGGTTCGAGTCCCACTACCCACACCAAGGAGTATTGTAATGGCAAAGTTGGAATTAACCCGTGATCAGATTAAAAAGTTTGTTGAGATATATCAACACTTCCATGAGATCAAATGTTTCACTGTAGAACATACAGAGGATGGTGAATTCTTGATTACATTCAATTTGAACGATGTTGAATTAGTCAAAGATCAAACAAACGAACAGTATGTAAAAGAGTTTGTTCTTGACTCTAAACTAAATTAAAAACCAGTAAATTATTTCCGGCGTTAGTATAATGGATAATGCAAAGGTCTTCTACACCTTGAATATGGGTTCGATTCCTGTACGCCGGACCAGTATTAGGAGTGAGTATGTCGGATGGTGGTAAGGGGTCTAAACAAAGGCCTACAGACAAAGATAAGTACAACGAGAACTATGAAAAGATCTTCGGTAAGAAGAAAAAAGAAGAAAAGAAATAATGCGGGGTTCGTATAGTGGCAATACCTTAGCCTTCCAAGCTAAAGCGAGGAGTTCGATTCTCCTACCCCGCTCCACTATGTAGACTATTATGAGAAACTTAATCCTTACACTTGATAGTACCGGATATCCAAACAATTGGATGAGCTGGCAAGATGCAGTTTTGCTTAAATGCAAAGGATTAATTGCATGGGAGTTTGGTGAAGAAGAGTACACTATTAGAGGTGGCATCTCTCGTATGACCGGTCTACAGTCTCAGGTTGAAGTCTCTTCAATCATTGCTCTCAAATCAAAATTTAGATACGAAAAAAGAACCCCAGTCTTCTCTAACAGAAACCTGTTTAGAAGAGACTTACATACCTGTGCTTATTGCATTAAGACATTTGGGGACACAGAGTTGACCAAAGATCACATCCATCCAGAATCAAGAGGTGGCCCAACCTCATGGATGAACTGTGTAACAGCTTGCAAGAAATGTAACGGTAAAAAGGACGATAGAACACCAGAAGAAGCTAATATGCTTCTTGGTTACATTCCGTATGTTCCTGATAGAGCCGAAGCACTCGTCTTGCAGAACAGAAATATATTAGCAGACCAGATGAAGTTTCTGTTGAACTTTATACCTAAACATAGTAGAGTGTGGGCATCGGTTTAATTTAAAGAAGGATTGTAATGAGTAAATATTTGTCTGATGTGATTCGTGATAAGATGAAGAGTGATGGCCACCGGTTCTTTGCTTGTGATAATATTTCTAAGTATGTTCCTGAGGAAGCAAAAGGTGAGCTAATAAATGAGCTAGCGGGTAAGTTTCAAGGCGTCCTTAGCTCCCTTCTTATCGACACAGACAACGATCCTAACTCTAAAGATACCGCAAAGCGTCTTGCTAAGATGTATGTCTATGAGCTGATGGCCGGAAGGTTTGAGCCTGCACCCGATACAACATCATTCCCTAACGAAGGTGAGAACCGGTTCGAGGGAATGCTTGTTGCACGTGCTGAGCTTCGCTCAATGTGTTCACATCATCACCAGCCTGTTAAGGGTATTTGCTACATTGGTATTATTCCTACTGGTCGTGTGATTGGACTCTCCAAGTATGTTCGTATTGCACAATGGTGCAGTCGTCGTGGCCAGTTACAAGAAGAACTGGTTAACCAGATTGCACGTGAGATTATGAAGTCAACTGATACAGAAAACGTTGGAGTCTATATTGAAGCTACTCACGGATGTATGGATAATAGAGGTGTGATGGCTCATTCATCAATGACCCAGACATCAGTTGTTCACGGTCTATTCCATAATGATAGCGTTAAACAAGAATTCTTTGCAAATATTAACTTGCAAGCAATGAAGCGTTGACTTGATACTTTGGTCATAGTATACTAGTCGAATGAGAGATTTATCAACATTTGCTAAAGAAGTATGGGCTGCAAAAAGTCTTGAAACTAAGAAGAGTGCAATGCTCGTCTTATTAGATCAGTTTCAACACAAGGACAAGATCCAGCAGTTCATTGATGAGGTTAATACCACTACCTCATCTAAACGTCTCGACTTCTTGGCATCTAATCTCTTTCTACGAGACGGTGATCCGGTGATTTGATTTTTAACTTTAAAGGAAATAATATGACACAGCATGAAAAATTGATTAGCTTCTTCAAATCTGGTAAAGAGATTACTCCTAAACAAGCATCTGGCTTGTTCGGTGTAACTAACCTATCAGCACGCGTTTCTGAACTGCGTAGCCAAGGGTACTCAATCTACACCAACAAAACTAAGAATGGCAAGACAGCATTCCGTATGGGTACTCCATCACGCCGTATGGTTGCGTTGGCATATGCAGCTGGTGGTTCCTCAGCATTTGCCTAATTTGGTAAATTGAATGTGCCAGCCCTTTTTACTTGGGCTGGCTTTTTTTTATTATGGAGATTAGTATGAAACGATTGACTAAAAAATGGACACCTACTCTTGTTGAGGCATTTGGAGATGGGGTTAAGAAAGCTCGTCAAGCTGAATTGCTTGTGATTGAAGCTTTCACTGGATGGGGATATGAAGTGATTGATCGCGAATCAGACTTCGATAGTCAGAAGCATGGTATTGATGTTGAGATCAAGAAACCAACTTGGAAGAACTTCTATTCCATAGACGTTAAGTCAAATATGAACAAGTACGGAACATTCTATGTGGAAACAAAACCAGATGGATGGTTGCGCGCAGCTAAAAAAACTAGTGATCGGATCTGTCACGTTTGTGTTGAAACTGGTTGGATTGCGTGGTATGCTCGCGAAGATATGATTAAGTGGTTACGAGACAACGGACATCTTCGTGATGGTTTGTTTGAAGTGACTACACGTCACAAACTAGACTTCATAAGCAAAAGAAAGGTTGGATAAATGACTAAATCATTTATTTGGGTTACGTTCCAGAAGGAAGGAATTCACAAGTATCCAGCTGCAGCAACTGATCCCAAGCTCGCCGCAGTATCATTCTTGGGAAATGAACACCGCCATATCTTCCACTTCAGAGTGGAGTTAGAGGTGTTCCATGATGATAGAGATGTAGAATTTATTTTGCTGAAACGTGAGCTTGAAAGCCTATATAATAAAGGCACATTGCAACTTAATCATATGTCTTGTGAGATGTTAGCAAGTGAACTTGCAGTCTATATTAAAGAGAACTATCCGAGACGTGATATCCGGATTGAAGTGAGTGAGGACGGTGAGAATGGTTGCCGTGTATATTTTAGTAATGTTTATGATGATTGGAAATAATTATGGCTAGTTTTTGTCACATTGCCCCCATCCCTCATTTAGATCTCGTATCTGGCGCACCAGCTCACCTAACACTTGCTCACCTAGTCGAGACGAGTGAAGAGTATACCAACTTTTACATCAACGAAAAGAAGAATGACTCTACAATCATTCTTGATAACTCTGCGTTTGAGATGTACAAGCAAGGTCGTCCAATGTATGATTCAGTTCAACTCGTTACTATGGCTCAACGGGTAGGTGCTGATTATGTTGTCATGTCTGATTATCCTAATGAGAAGGGTGCCAAGACAATCAATGCAGCAAGTATAATGGCACCAATCTTGAAAGAAAAAGGATTCGGTACATTCTTCTGTCCTCAATCAAAGATTGGTGATCCGGAAGATCTATTTGCATCATTCAACTGGGCTGCTCAGTCTGATGCGGTTGATTATATCGGTGTATCAATTCTTTCTATTCCGAATGCATACGGAGTCGAAAAAGGAAACAAACTGCAACGGTTTGTTAGTCGGTTTATGTTCATGCAAGACTTACATGACTCCGGCATCCTTGATATTGCTAAAACAAATGGTAAGAAGATTCACCTACTAGGTATGTTAGATGGTCCTAACGAGATTCGTTTGATGTCTCAGTTTGCTGACTATATTGATACTTGGGATAGTAGTGCAGCTATCTGGTACGGCCTACATGCCAATAAGTTCTTTGATGATTCACCAACAGGAATACTTGAAGGGAAGTACGAAGAAGAAGTCGATTTCCATTTCCGTACATCTTCTAAGCAAGCAATGTTGACTGCAACATCAAATAAAGAGACAATAGACGAGTTAGTTTCAATTTACTTGGCCGATCCAATTGAGGCCTATACTTGGGAAGAAGATCCTCTATGACTCACAAATACAATGAAGCAAAGTATTTAAGACAGGTTGCTGACTATATTGATGGAACTTATGGCGAGCACTACGTTGCAAAAGATATTCAAGTAATTGATATCTGGGAATCGATGGACTCGCTAGACACGACTGCTAGAGATACTGCAATAAAGTATCTTTGCCGGTACGGTAAGAAGGCTGGTAAGAACAAGAAAGATTTGCTGAAAGCAGTTCATTATATTATGTTAATTATGTACGCTGATGATCCAGAGCGGGAAGGGACAATATTATGATTCATATATTGGGTGAGAACTCAAACTCCAGATTAACAGCTGTACAGGATGGCGATAGCCAGCCTAATGCTATTGATCTGAGACTTGGTAAAGTATTTACAATCAATAATAATACGTTTGAGATTAGTGAAACAGATAAGAAGCACAGAGGAACAAGTGAGATAGTGCCAGATGATGGCTGGTACCATATTGCAGAAGGCACTTACGAAGTTGTGATGGAGAACATCGTCACGATTGGTCCAGATGAGGCTGGTTGGGTAATCACAAGATCAACTCTGAACCGTAACGGTGTATTCATTACATCAGGACTGTATGACTCTGGTTACAGCGGTGTGATGGCTGGTGCAATGCATGTCCGAGGTGGCCCAGTTAGAATCAAGAAAGGGACACGTGTTGCTCAGTTCCTACTCTTTAAAGCAGAAGCATTGACCCTATACAACGGGTCATATGGTTTGAATAGTGAGCATGATAAAAAATATACTAAGGAGTAAATATGTCAGAAGGTTTTAAGTTACAAGTAAATATTGAAGAGCTGCAGAAGCGTAAGCTGTTTCTTGCTGTTCCGATGTACGGTGGCCAGTGCGCTGGTATGTTTACTCGGTCTGTTGCAGACCTATCTGCTATCTGTACCAAGCACGGTATTCAGTTGCAGTTGTTCTTTTTGTTCAATGAGTCATTGATTACACGAGCTCGTAACTACTGCGTCGATGAGTTCATGCGCTCTAGTGCTACTCATTTGATGTTCATCGATGCTGATATTGGCTTCAATCCACAAGACGTTATTGCTCTTTTGGCAATGCAGTCTGATGATAGTGAGTATGATGTTATCGGTGGCCCGTATCCTAAGAAATGTATTTCATGGGAAAAGATCAAGCAAGCAGTTGATAAGGGTATGGCTGATGAGGATCCCAACAACCTCGAGAAGTATGTTGGTGACTATGTGTTCAATCCAAAGACCACATCACGTGAGATTCCTCTTAATCAACCAGTAGAGGTGTTGGAGATTGGTACCGGTTTTATGATGATTCGTCGCAAGACAATCGAAGAATACCACAAAGCTTTCCCACACCAGTGGTACAAGCCTGACCATGTTCGCACAGAGCACTTTGACGGTACTCGTGAGATTATGGCTGTGTTCGATTGTATCATCGATCCAGACTCTAAGCGTTACTTGTCTGAAGACTATATGTTCTGCTATAACGTGCAGAAGATGGGTTTGAAGGTTTGGTTCTGCCCGTGGATGCAATTGCAGCACGTTGGTAGCTACATCTTTGGTGGATCACTTGCTGACCTTGCATCAATTGGTGCATCGGCAACTGCTGATCAGTCAAAACTGAAACACAAGAAATCTAAGTAACCAACAAGGTATATTATGAAACTAAGTGCAAGAACGATACAGATTCTGAAGAGCTTTGCTCAGATTAATCCATCGTTGATCTTTGCTCCTGGTAATGAATTGAAAACGATTTCACCCCTAAAGACTATGGTAGCGAAAGCAAGTATTGCGGAAACAATTCCGCGACAGTTTGCAATTTGGGATTTGCCAAGGTTTTTAGGGGTACTTTCTCTGTTCGATGATCCTGATCTCGAAATCAATGAGAAGTACATTACAATCAAGAGCGGAAAGACGAAGCTAGACTATGTGTACTGTTCGCCAGATATGATTACTCAGCCACCTAAAAAGATGGTAGATATTCCTATCGATGCAGTAGAAAAGGTACTCCCGACTGCAACGTTGCAATCTGTAATGAAAGCAGTCGGCGTATTACAATTACCTGAGATTGCTTTTGTTGGCAAGGACGGTAACTTCTCAATTGAAGCACTTGATACCAAGCCAAAGAATCCAAACGATGTTACACTAAGTAATAGTTACTCTATTATAATTGGTGAGACAATCAAGACATTCAAGATGATTCTAAAAGCTGAGAACATCAAGATTATGAATGAGGAGTATGTTCTTAAAATATCTCCACAAGGCCTTTGCCATTTTAAAGGGACTGATGTAGAATACTGGATAGTATGTGAAACAACGTCGACGTACGTTGGATAATTGAGGTTTATATGATTCGTGATGATTTTCTCTGGGTTGAGAAGTATAGACCCAGATCTATTGATAGTGCCATTCTTCCGCCTACACTTAAAACTACATTCCAGCAGTTTGTAGATCAGAAGAATATCCCCAACCTACTTCTAACTGGCCGTGCAGGAATCGGTAAGACGACTGTTGCTCGTGCCATGCTAGAAGAGTTGCAATGCGATTACATTATTATTAATGGATCGATGAACGGTAACATTGACACGCTGAGAAGTGAGATAAAGGACTTTGCATCCTCTATTTCATTCTCTGGTGGTCGTAAGTATGTTATTCTGGATGAGGCTGACTACCTCAATCCTAACTCGACACAGCCCGCACTTCGAAACTTCATGGAAGAGTACTCGAGGAACTGCGGGTTCATTCTTACATGTAACTTTAAGAATAAAATCATTGAGCCACTTCACTCTAGATGTTCTGTTGTAGAATTCAAGATAGATAAAGAGGACAAGCCAAAGATGGCTTCCTTATTTTATAAACGAGTCTGCAACATCTTAGAGCAAGAGAGTGTCAATTATGATCAGAAAGCTGTTATTGAAGTGATCACTAAGTTCTTCCCTGACTGGAGAAGAGTGCTTAATGAGTTGCAGCGATACTCTGCTACCGGTAAAATAGACTCTGGTATTCTTGTAAACTTCTCAGAAGAGAACTTGAAGGGATTGGTAGAGCTACTGAAAGCAAAGAACTTTACCGAGGTTCGTAAATGGGTTGCAGAGAACAATGATCTTGATCAAGCTGTGTTCTTCCGTAAGCTATACGATACTGCTTCTCAT